TACTCAACTGAATTTTTGAAATCTCAAAAACCCAGTGTTTAAGCCACTTTTAAGGCGTTTTAAGTAATTTTGGCAAAAAATAAAAGGCGGTTAAAAAACCACCTTTTTGGTCGAGGTGACAGGACTTGAACCTGCGGCATCTTGGTCCCAAACCACCTAATAAATGTGTGAAAAACTTAGTGTTTATCGGACTTTTCAAGTTCGGTTGCCTAACATTTGCCTTGCATTTATTTTTTAGCTTATTTTACGATTGAGAAAATCATCAAGTTTTTTCGCAGGTGCTTCAGTATCATCTTGCATTAAATGCGTGTAAATGTTCAAGGTGGTTTCGGGTTTGGTATGCCCTAACTGGTGTTGAATGTAGAGAATATCATAGCCTGAATAGAAAAGATTTGTTGCGTGGGTGTGTCTAAGACAATGAGCTGTAAACGGTTCTATGACCTGCGGAATACCGTCGGGGCAGTATTTACTGCGTGGAGCAATGCCGACAATTTTGCCTTGCTGTGAATTGAATGCTTCGAGGTTTAGGCAATTGATGTAACTCTCCCACAATCTCCGCCACGCTGAATTTGTCATAAGTTTGCCTTTGGTGGTTGTGACTACATAATCAAATGGGGAGTGGGGTGCAAGGCTTTTCAGATAGTCTGACAGAACGGTCGGAATATCAACCTTGCGGACACCTGCTTCTGTTTTCGCTCCTGCTTTTATGTAAGAATTGTTTCCGTCAAAAACCAAAGTCTGATGAACATTTATTTTGTTGCGTTTCAAGTCAATATCCGCCCACTGCAAGCCGAGGCATTCACCTCTTCGCAGTCCTGCGAGCAACATAATCATTGCCGGCAATCTTCCTCTGTGCGGAGTGTTGATTATTAGCTTTTGCTCTTCAGGTGACAAGGCTCTGCGTTCTTTTTTCTTTGCCGCATTCTTTGATATTTTGACATATTTCAGTGGATTGAAGTCGATAGCTCGGTTTTCAATGGCATACTCAAACACTCGGCTTGCGGTTGCGATGAACTCTTTCAGCGATTTTTTCGCTGTGGGTTTGCCTGTTGTTGGGTTCTTAGCGGCTAAGTCGAACACGATTTCCTGAAAGTCGGCAATTGTCAGCTTGTTGATTTTGTAAGGTTCAAGCTCTGTAAAATGTTTGAGATACCGTTCAAGCGTTTTGTATTGCTGTGGTGTTTGCAGTGACCTCTGAACCGTTAGCCAGCGTTTTTTCCAACAGCCGTATGTATCATCAGATGAGATATCTATGCCTTTGCCGAGTTTTTGTTTTAATTCGGCGGCAAGCGTTTCAACCTCCTTTCGTGATGTGCCACAGACGGATTTGTACTTTCGTTTACCGTTTTCATCCCGACCGATATAGATGTTCTTCTGATAGCGACCGTCTTTTCGTTTTTTCATAATGTAATACACTCCTTTTGCTTTAAAAAGGGTGCAAAAATCCCCTGATATTCAATGCTTGAAAATTTCAGGGGATTGTGGTACAATATTATTGCTTTTAGTAGTATCACTGCACCCTGCGTGTGGTGGTTTCCGCTCTGACTTGCGCCAACAGGTCAGGGCGGTTTTTTTTATTTATTTATCTCTTCCATTATTGTATCTATTTTATCTATGTCGAGACTGTAGCAACGGATATTGCCTAAAGTTTTTTTGATTATTAAACCGTAATCGGACAGGGTGTTTAACCTGTTTGTAACTGTACTTCTGCTTAATTTCATAACATCCATTAGTTCCTTTGTGCTTATTCCGCTTTCGGAAAACAAACTTGCCTGAATAAGCAAAAAATACAGATCACTATATTTTTCGTCGGCGCCTTTAGGCAGAAAGATAATGCACTTTCCGTAATGTGTCAGTTGCTCTAATCTTTTCTCCAAAGCGTACACCAACTTGTGCAACGAATCATCAATAATATCGGTAAACATAATTATAAAAGGAGTTAAATCTCCCTTGTTTTTCGGGTCATTACACACCTTGAATGCCTTGTAGTAATCGTTTATGTTCTCTTTAATAGAATAAGACATTCTGTAACCGATAATTGATTCAAATTCTTTTGACAACAAGTAACTGCTGATGAAACGGGATGTTCTTCCGTTGCCGTCATAGAAAGGATGAATGTAACCAAAGAGGTAATGAAAAATTGATATTCTGAAAACACACTCAATGCTTTTGTCATTAAGTATTGCCAACGCTTTATTCATACACTCTATAATTTTTTCTTCGGGATTAACTCCTCTGTGAAGTTCTTTTTGCGTTGCACTGAGGACGCTTGTTGAATCTTTTCTGAAGATTTTACCGTCAGGCAAATCAGACGGGTTATCTTCTTCGATTTCAAAATATACTAAATCATTGTACAGGTTGCGGATATCTTCGCAGGTGTCAAAGGACATAGTTTCATTTTTTTGCAACATAAGATATTTTTGCACAAGCCCCATAAAACGCTTCCCGTGGCTCTTTGTTTCCAGTTCTGACAAGACACTGTTAATTTCTCTTCTTGAGCTGTAAACACCTTCAATATCATTTGTCTTTACAATTTCATCAACCAAACATCTGATAGCGAAATGGTCAATTGCTTTTTCGGGTAATGAATCCCTTAAAGCTTTGATTTGCTTATCGGTTTTATAAATGTCACGAATTTTCGTAATAAATTCGGGTATCATCACAAAAAAAGCAGGGTTATCGTGTATCAGAAAATCTAAGTGTACTGCGTATTCGCTTTTATACCTTTCGTTGTAAATTTTTTCATAATTTTCTTTGTCAGAATAAAACAGCTTATCTAAAGATTTATACCCCAAATGTATCACCTCTCCAATAAGTATTATATGCCGTAATTTAACAATTATACGCATATATCAAAAAAGCAATTCGTAAAAATAGGCTGTTTTTACGAATTGAGTATAATTATACACCGACAAATTCACAAAATCAATATATTTTACAAATTTAACTGTTACAGTAAAACAGCTTTTCTCACTGTAACGATTTACTGACTTCTTTTACAAGACCGAGGATTTGAACACGGGTGACGTCGTTATTTTTGAACACTCGTGGGGGATAGTAGGGGTTGACTGAATGCAACTCAACGGTGTTATCGTTGTAAAGGACCTTTTTAACAACAGCCTCTTCATCGTCAACGAGGACTGCGGCAATCTGACCGCTGTCAACGGAAGTTTGCTTTTTAATAAGAATTTTACTGCCGTCATCAATCAGAGGGCTCATAGAATCGCCGTGAACATTTATCCATATATATTTATCCTGTTCTGAGGGGCAAGTGATGTATGTAGGCATATAGTCAACAGGCACATCCTGAGCTATCACTCCGAACCCTGCCGAAATGCTGTCATATACCGGTCGCATAAATACATTTGTTTGTGGAAGTGGGATTGCTTGGTCTTCTTCTTCTTTAAATTCACCAGTAATAAAAGAAACAGGGTTCATTTTTAAGACTTTGGCTAATAAAGCTATTTTATCTCTTCTCATATTAGATATATAACCGTCTTCCCATTTTTTGACGGTACTCTTGCCGACACCAACTGCTTGCCCTACCTGTTCAAGAGTTAGTTTTAATTCAGTTCTTCTTTGGTTAATCATTTTTCCTATATCCATTTTTGTCTCTCCTTATAAGAGGTCTGTAACTATATTTTAACACAAAGTTTCAAAAAAGCAACTACTAAACCGAAAAAATATAAAAAAGTTTCCTAAAGTGGTTGACAAAGGACTGAAAGCAGTATATAATTTAAGTGTCCTAAAGGAAACGAGGTGATAGAAAGTGAATACAAGTGATCTTAAAGCTGAAATTGCAAGAAACAATTTTACAATTCCAAAACTTGCTGAAAAAATGGGAATTGATAAAAAGACACTTTATACAAGGATAAATGGTGTCACTTGTTTCAAGCAGGAAGAAATTGCACAGCTTGCAAAAATTCTCGGACTTAATTCAGATAAGATTATGTCTATTTTTTTTGCTGATGTAGTTTCTTAAAGGAAACTACAACCCAACCAAAACTAAGGGGGTGAAAGATAATGTCAAAACAAATTGACGCTTTAATTCGTTTGTTATGTGACCATATAACAAAGTATGTTGAAAAAGATGACGGTGTTGACGGCGATACTATCGCTAAATTAACAACAGCCCTTGCCGAGTTGGTGTCAGCAAGAGCTGTGTGCTAATTAAGGATTAGTTTTCTTCTGAATTAACGATTTCAAGAATTCTATTGTAGATTGTTTCAAAATAATCAGCAACTTTTTCACCATGCTCTTTATCAACAGCGTGCTGACAATTTGACAATCTTGCAATAACGATTTCCTTAGTTACATCAAAAGCAATTTTTTCGTGATTGCCTGTAATCATAGATTAACCCTCCTTTCCTTAATTTATGCTGAAATTATATCACATTATTAGGAAAGTGCAAGACCATATGAAAATTATGAAAAGAGGTGATAACATTGCTTAACGCAAACAGTTTAAAAGGAGCAATAGCCGAGGCAGGTTATACGCAAGGGAAACTTGCAGAAAAGCTGGGTGTGTCGGTAAATACGCTGTCTGCAAAAATTTCAGGTAAAACAAAATTTACCATTGATGAAGCCGCCCTGATTTGCAAGGTTCTTGACATTACAGATGAAAAGCGGATAGTGCATATCTTTTTAAACTAACAAACCAACAAAAAACTGAATAGAGTGTGTTTCTATTCAGTCTTTATATTCTTATTAGGGGTGAGAAAATGGGATTTTTTAATAATTTATTCAACATAGAAAAAGCACCAACAGTCACCAAGACTGTCAGTGCACCTTATGTTCCACCTTATCCTTTAGAAAAAGATTTTTATACTTTTGATAAGGTAGAGTGGAGCGGAGCGTTACCACCTCATTCAATGACACTTTCTTTTGTACTTCCTTATTCCGATTGGTGCGAATTTGAAAAGTCAGACCTTTATCGAGATTTGGAGAATTATCTTCAGGAATTACAAAAACGAGGTAACCCGAATGAGAATGTAGGCACTCAAGATTGATAGGCAGATGTTCATTGTATGTCGGAACATACTCATCAACACCTTTTGCCTTGTGATGATAAGAATTAACTTCGTGGGTGTTGTAATCTTCGGTGTACTCTATGCCGTTCAGAACTAATTGAATGTCGGTAACAGAAATAGGCAGTTGCGATTTATTGTTAAGTTTATAATGAATGAAAAGTCTTTTCTTTCCCTGCACGCCTAATTTGTATGCGTATTCAAGCATTGTGATTTCCAAATTCACTTTGTGCGAAACAAAATAGTTAATCAGGTTTATTAAAGATATTAAAAAGCCTGCAATGCCTAAAATACCACTAATTATTACCCACATATAATCAACTCCTTTGCTTAATTATATCATCAGCAAAAGAAATTTACAACACAATCAATAATACCACAATCACAGTACCATTAAATGGACTTAGCTGAAAAGAGGTGAAGAAGATGAATGAATTAAAAAAAATCCCTACCGCTCAGTTGATAGAAGAGCTGAGCAATAGGGAAGATGTAGATAGTTATACAACTACCGAATCGTACGGCATATTACACAAAGCAAAGAATGTGGATAAAAGATATCCAACGGGAACAATTGTGTTGTTTGTTAATCCACAGGGTAGGTGTTCTGAGTGATGTATTTAATATAATCTCTGTAAAAATCATCAAAAACAACAATTGTATTATCATCGGCATTTTTTTCAAGATAATCAAGCATTACAAATTTGCAAACACTCTCAGGAAAATTATTGTCGGCGATTATGTCATTAGCTGTGTTGTATGTAACATCACTACCGATAACAACTTGTTTGCTTAACCATTTTTTAAAACTCAGCACAATGCACACCTCACTTTCGTTATATAGTGTAATGAATTGTAGTTCATCACTACATATAGTATATCATAGAAAGTTGGTGAAATCAATGCACATCAATGAATTTGCTGAAATCTTGCTTAAAAGCAGGAAACAGAAAAGTCTTTCACAAAGCGAGCTTGCTAAGAAATCGGGCTTTACTAAAAGAGCTATTCAGTATTGGGAAAAAGGCAAAAAGAGCATTTCTCTTGAAAATGCCGACAGGCTCTTAACGGCTTTAGGTGTAGAAATCAAGATAGGTAAAACAGAAAGCAGGTGAGAAAATGGCAAAACTTAAACTTATTGACACAAAGGACAAGTTCCTTCTTGAAATTGACGGAACAGAAATTCCGTATGTTACAAGCTATCAGATAACACGAACGGTCAGCGAGGTTGTACTGCTCAAGCTGGCACTCAGCGTAGCTGATGTTGAATCAGTCGAAATCGTTTCAGACAAAATTACCAACGAAAATTAAGGAGGTGTACATATGCCGAGAGAAAGACCTATCATCAATTGGGATGAAGTGCCGGTGATAATTGATGTGCCGTATGTGGCACGGTTGCTTGCACTTAATGTTGATTATACAACACGGCTTGCACAAAGGGGCGTTCTTCCTGCCCACAAAATAGGAAAGCTTTGGCGATTTGATAAGGAAGAAATCAGACAATACATAAAGGAGCATTAACAATGTGGCATTTAAGAAACTATCCGACACGCAGAAAACTGCTCAAAGATGTGGAAAACCTCAGAGCAGAGAACAGACATCTCAGCATTGAACTGAGAAACGCAAGAACGGACCTTGCACTCGAAAAAACAGCGTCAAGCGGTTATAGGCACGAAAACCGAGAGCTAAAACGCAAACTCAAAGCACTTGAAACGCCTGAATCCGAATCCTTCGGCTTTGAATGTGTGGGTGTCACAAATGCCTAAAAAAGAAAAATCCGCTGAAGCTCTGCAAAGCCTCAACGGACAAAGAAAAATACCTTAATTAAATGATAGACAATTTTAAGCGAATTGTCAAGGAGGACTTTAATATGTCAGTAAAAATATCAGCTTTTGAAATCGAAAATGTAAAAAGAGTAAAGGCGGTTGCTTATGAACCGACCGAAAACGGACTTACCGTGTTGGGCGGTAAAAACGGACAGGGCAAGACATCTGTTCTTGACGCAATTGCATGGGCTCTCGGCGGTAATCGTTTCGCTCCGTCTGCTCCGTACCGTGAGGGTTCAACGATTCCGCCACATCTAAAAATCAAGCTCTCAAACGGTATAGTTGTGGAGCGTAGCGGTAAGAACAGCAGTCTTAAAGTAATTGACACCGCAGGCAACAAAGGCGGACAGGCTTTGCTTGACGCATTTGTCAGCAACTTTGCTCTTGACCTGCCGAAATTTATGAATGCAACCGGCAAAGAAAAGGCTGACACGCTCCTGCAGATTATCGGTGTAGGCAACAGAGTTTATGAACTTGAAACGCAGGAAACACAGGTGTATAACGAGCGTCGTGCTATCGGTCAGATTGCAGACCAAAAGAAAAAGTTTGCCGCCGAAATGCCCGAATACGAAGGCGTGCCGAATGAACCTGTATCAGCCTCTGAACTTATCAATAAACAGCAGGAAATTCTTGCACGCAACGGTGAAAATAACCGTCTGAGAGCAGAAAAAGATAACCTTGAAATCCGTGCCAACAATTTGCAGAGCGAAATCAACAGGCTTAACGAGGATTTGAGAAAATACAATTCCGAACTTACAAAAGTGCTTGCACAGCTTGAACAGAGCAGAAAGACCGTTGCCGAACTGCACGATGAAAGCACGGCAGAGCTTGAAAGAAACATTACCGAGATTGATGAAATTAACCGCAAAGTCAGAGCCAACCTCGATAAAGCGAAAGCTGATGAGGACGCAAAGGAATATTACGGCAAGTACGCCGATATGACGGCACAGCTTGAAGAAATCCGCAAAACAAAATATGACTTGCTCAACAACGCAAATTTGCCTCTTGACGGCTTATCGGTTGAAAAGGGCGAGCTTACATATAACGGTTTTAAGTGGGACAACATGAGCGGTTCGGAACAGCTTCGTGTCGCTACGGCAATTGTTCGCAAGCTCAATCCCGAATGCGGATTTGTCCTGCTTGACAAGCTCGAACAAATGGATACCGACACACTCAAAGACTTTGCAAAATGGCTTGAATCAGAGGGATTGCAGGCCATTGCAACAAGAGTTTCAAACGGCGATGAATGTTCAATCATCATTGAGGACGGTTATATTAAGTCCGAAACAACCGCACCTGTTACAACACCGACTTGGACAGAAGGAGAGTTTTAATTATGGCTACAAGAACTACAGCTAAAACAACAGCAAAAACAAATACAAATGAATGTGTAATCAAATGCAATCCGCACAGAGAGCTTGCCTGCGGTTATACCAAGGTTAAGATTATGCCTGAAAACTATTCAAGAATTGTTTTGATTGCAGGTATGACAGGTAAGTCAATACAGGATTTGACAAACGAATTGCTCAACTACGCAATCGACTATGTTGTCATTGATGTTGACGGCAATAAAATCAATTTTTCAGATGTACAGGGGGTGAGATAATGAACATCACAAGAGGTAAAATCAAGTCGGCTCAAAAGGTTGTAATTTACGGTCCCGAGGGTATCGGCAAGTCAACTTTTGCTTCGCAGTTTCCGAATCCTCTGTTTATCGACACTGAGGGTAGTACAAAAAACCTTGATGTTGCAAGAATGGATAAGCCGACATCGTGGACGATGCTCAAGAGTCAGCTTGAATATATCAAAAGCAATCCGACTGTATGCAAGACGGTTGTTATTGATACAATCGACTGGGCAGAACAGCTTTGCATTGATGATATTTGCTCAAAATATGGTAAGAAAGGTATTGAAGATTTCGGCTACGGAAACGGCTATGTTTATGAAAAAGAGGAGTTCGGCAGATTTTTGAACAGCCTTGAAGATTTGATTGACAGAGGTATCAATGTTGTGCTCACCGCACACGCACAGCTCCGCAAGTTTTCACAGCCTGATGAAATCGGTGAATATGACCGTTGGGAGCTTAAACTCGGCAAAAAGACTGCTTCACAGATTTCTCCGCTTGTAAAAGAATGGGCGGATATGGTGCTTTTTGCAAATTATAAAACAGTAGCGGTAGCGACCGACAAAGACGGCAGAAAGTACAAGGCACAGGGCGGAGGGAGAGTGATGTACACGCTTCATCACCCTTGTTGGGATGCAAAGAACCGTCACGGACTGCCCGAAGAAATGGACTTTAGCTATGCAGGCATTGCCCATATTTTTAATGATGTTGCACCTGTAAATAACGCTCCTGTTCCGCAGAATCCGATACCTCAGCCTCCTAAGGCAGAGCCTGTGACACAGCCTGTACCACAAACTACGCAGATTGAAAAAGCTCCCGAGCCTGTACCACCTTCACCTATGCCACAGAATGACAAGTCTGTCAATATTCCTGAGGGCATACCAAAAGCACTTGCCGACCTTATGAGAGCTAACGGTGTTGATGAAAGCGAAATCAGACAGGCGGTGTTTACACAGGGACACTACCCTTACGATACACCGATTACAAACTATGACCCACGATTTATTAACGGTTGCCTTGTGGGAGCGTGGAATAAGGTGTTTGAAGTGATACAGAGCAACCGTGACTTACCGTTTTAATAAGAAAGGAAGATGTATAAATGGATAGAGAATTTGGTTGGAACGACGAAATAACCGAAGAGGGCGGAAATTATGAACCGCTCCCCGAGGGTGATTATGATTTTACAGTAGCAAAGGTTGAGCGTGCTCGCTCACAGGGTAAAGGCAAACTGCCGCCGTGCAATATGGCAAAGGTGACTTTTGATGTGTGGGGAGCAGATGACAAGCGAGAAATTACAGTTAATTTCGTACTGCACTCCTCGCTTGAATGGAAGCTGTCACAGCTCTTTTTGTCCGTGTCAATGAAAAAGCACGGCGAACCGCTCCGTATGGACTGGACAGGCATTATCGGCAAGAAAGGTAAATGTCAGGTTATCATACGCAAATATGTCAAGAATGACGGTACAGAGGGCGTAACAAATGACATCAAGTATTTTTATGCCTACGATGAGCAGGTGACAACGGTATCTCCTGCCGTAGCACAGCCTGCACCTCAGCAGTATGTACAGCCTACATATCCGCCACAGTATAACACACAGCCTGCAACGCCAAATACTGCGATGCCGAATAACTGGACACCGGGTAGCTTTTAATGCAGTTACGACCGTATCAGAATGAAGCGAAGAATGCCGTTTTCTCCGAGTGGGAAAGCGGCAATTTAAAAACATTACTTGTCTTGCCTACAGGCTGTGGCAAGACGATAGTTTTTGCAAAAATCACCGAAGAATGTGTCCGTCGAGGTGACAGGGTGCTGATACTTGCCCACCGTGGAGAATTGCTCGACCAAGCGGCGGACAAAATCCAAAAAGCAACAGGACTTAATTCGTCGGTTGAAAAAGCCGAGCAAAGTTGCATAGGTTCGTAGAACAGGGTTGTTGTAGGCTCTGTACAGACGCTTATGCGTGAGAAAAGGCTGTCAAACTTTGACAGCGATTATTTCGACACAATCATTATTGATGAAGCACATCACTCAATCAGCGACAGCTATCAGCGTGTGCTTGAGCATTTTGACAATGCAAAAGTGTTGGGTGTTACCGCAACACCCGACCGAGGAGATATGAAAAATTTAGGAACAGTATTTGATTCGCTTGCGTATGAGTACACGCTCCCTAAGGCTATCAAAGAGGGATATCTGTCACCGATTAAAGCTGTGACAATACCGCTTACACTTGACCTTTCGGGAGTTGCCACACAGGCAGGAGATTTTAAAGCAAGCGACATTGATACGGCACTTGATCCGTACCTTTATCAGATTGCCGAGGAAATGAAAAAATACTGTAAGAACCGTAAAACTGTTGTGTTTTTACCACTTGTAAAAACATCGCAGAAATTTAGAGATATTTTGAACGAAAAAGGCTTTAAAGCGGCAGAGGTAAACGGCAACAGCGAAGACAGAGCGGAAGTGTTGCAGGATTTTGAAAACGATAAATACAATGTGCTGTGCAACTCAATGCTTTTAACCGAGGGTTGGGACTGCCCAAGCGTTGACTGCGTTGTCGTTTTAAGACCTACAAAGGTGCGTGGGCTTTACTGCCAAATGGTCGGCAGAGGTACAAGACTTGCTCCAAACAAGACGGAGCTTTTGCTGCTCGACTTTTTGTGGCACACCGAAAGACACGAACTTTGCAGACCTGCACATCTCATTTGTGACAATGAAGAAGTCACACAAAAAATGACCGAAAACTTATCGGAACAGGCAGGATGTCCGATTGATATTGAAGAAGCAGAGGAAAAAGCAAGCGAAGATGTTGTGGCTCAGCGTGAAGAGGCGCTTGCAAATCAGCTTGCGGAAATGCGAACACGCAAACGCAAACTTGTAGATCCGTTGCAGTACGAAATGTCAATTCAGGCGCAGGACCTTGCAGGATATGTTCCTGCATTCGGCTGGGAGTGTTCTCCGCCTACAGACAAACAGAAAGCAAAGCTTGAAAAGCTCGGAATATTCCCCGATGAAATTCAGAGTGCCGGCAAAGCAAAACTTATTCTTGACAGGCTAGAAAAGCGAAGAATTGAGGGCTTAACCACACCTAAACAAATCCGTATGCTCGAAAGCAGAGGTTTTCAGCACGTGGGCAAATGGCAGTTTGACGAAGCATCAGCCTTGATTTCAAGGATTGCCGCAAACGGTTGGAGAACTCCGAAAAACATTAACCCGAAAACATATGTACCGCAAAGCGAGGTGAATACGGTTGGACTTACTTAATGCACTTGAATACATCAGTCCGTCAGAGCTCGACTACCAAGACTGGGTAAATGTCGGAATGGCACTCAAACAAGAGGGGTACAGCGTAAGGGACTGGGACGATTGGAGCAGAGCAGACAACCGCTATCACAACGGTGAGTGCGAAAAGAAATGGCAGAGCTTTAACGGCTCTGCTTCACCTGTCACAGCAGGCACGATAATCCAAATGGCTAAAGACAGGGGGATGACTTTTCGTGAATCGAAAGAACTCGGCTGGAATGACGAAATTGCTTTTGAGCAGGGTGATAAGGGCGATATTGGTGTAAATACCTGTGAGGGTGTAAAGTTTCACGAGCCTACAAACTGGAACCCGGTAAATGAGATTGTGACCTACATTGAAACTCTCTTTGATAGCTCGGAAAATGTAGGTTATGTTACTGAAACTTATAAAAAAAATGACAACGGCAAGGTTAAATATTCGCCAACACAAGGCAGTTGTGACCGTACGGCAGGTGAGCTTATTGCCGCCCTTAACAATTGTGACGGTGATATTTCAAATGTATTTGGTGATTACAAACCCGAGGCAGGAGCGTGGATAAGGTTCAACCCATTGGACGGCAAGGGTGTAAAAAACGAGAATGTAACCGATTATCGTTACGCTCTGGTGGAATCTGATTGTATGGCTCTTGAAGAACAAAATGCAATCATCAGAGAGCTTGAACTGCCTGTTGCGGTGCTTGTTTATTCGGGCGGAAAATCAGTCCACGCTATCGTTAAGATTGATGCCGCAAACTATGACGAATACCGCAAAAGGGTTGATTATCTCTACAATGTATGCCATAAAAACGGCTTTGAAATCGACAAGCAGAACCGCAATCCGTCAAGGCTGAGCCGTATGCCCGGTGTTATCCGCAACGGCAAAAAGCAGTTTATCATTGACACAAACATCGGTAAATCAGACTTTGCCGAGTGGAAAGACTGGGTGGAGAGCATTAACGATGACTTACCCGACCTTGACAACCTTGCAGATTTCTTTGAAAATCCTCCCGAACTTGCTCCGCCTTTAATTGAGGGAGTGTTGCGACAGGGGCATAAAATGCTCCTCGGCGGTCCCTCTAAAGCAGGCAAGTCATTTGGTCTTATCGAATTGTGTATCGCAATTGCAGAGGGGACAGAATGGTTCGGCTTTAAGTGTGCGCAGGGCAATGTCTTGTATGTGAATCTTGAGCTTGACCGTGCGTCCTGCTTTCACCGTTTTAAAGATGTTTATGAGGCATTGGGACTTGAACCTAAGAACATAAACAAGATTGATATATGGAATTTAAGAGGTAAATCCGTACCAATGGATAAGCTTGCCCCAATGCTGATACGCAGAGCATTGAAAGGCAACTTTATAGCCGTAGTGATTGACCCGATATACAAGGTTATTACAGGTGATGAGAACAGTGCGGATCAAATGGCACACTTCTGCAACCAGTTTGATAAGGTGTGTACCGAAATCGGTTGTGCGGTAATCTACTGTCACCACCATTCAAAAGGTGCTCAGGGTGGTAAAAAGTCAATGGACAGAGTGTCGGGCTCGGGTGTTTTCGCTCGTGACCCCGATGCACTCCTTGACCTTACAAGGCTTGAAATCAGCGAAGATTTGATGAAGCAGCAAAAGGATGAAAGAACCTGTAAAATCTGCAAAGACTGGATAGGTCGTTTCAACAAAATCAGTGAAGTGTGTTCGCAGGACGATTTGGTAATGTCAAATAATATGATTGACATCGCACGCAAAACGCTTCCTGAACAGTCTTTTAAGCTGATGATGTCAGATGTTGCCCGTGCCGAAAAAACCGTAAAAGGGATGTCAGCGTGGAGAATAGAGGGTACTCTGAGAGAGTTTCCGGCATTTGATGCACTTAACCTTTGGTTTGATTATCCGATACACAAATCAGATACAACAGGCGTGTTGAAAGACTGTAATTTTGAGGGCGATTTTAACATCAAAGGCTCGCCCTACAAGAAGAATTTTAGCAAGAAAAAAAGTGAATCGGAACGCAAGCAGGAACAAAACAATGCCCTCGAAACAGCGTTTAGCGGTGCTGAGGAAAACGGTCAGGCAAATGTAGCTGACTTAGCAGAATATATGGGAAAGTCCGAAAAAACGGTCAGACGATACATAAAAGAGCACGGCGGTTTTTGGATAGACGGCGGTGAAGTAGGACGAAAGGACACGGACAAAGTCGAATAATTTGTCTGTCTGTCCGAGGGACAAAGTCGATAAATTTTTGTCCTTGTCCGTGTCCCTAAGAGGGACAAAGTCGATAAAAAATCGAAAATGTCCCTCTCAGACAAAAACAGGGACAAAGTCGATAAATTATCGAGAATGTCCGAGGGACAGACAAAACTATATATACTACCGTATATATAAACGATGTCCGTTCCCTAAGGTCACAGGGGTGAAGTAGTTGTGCGAAGCTTACGCACAACAACTCCTTCCCCTGACCTGTGACTAAAAGCAAAATTTTAAAGTTAAGAAAGAAATGGTAAAAAATGGCAAAATGCAAATCGACTTCAAAAGATAAAAGATTAAAAGTCGCTAAAAGAATGCCTCCACTAAAACGAAGAAAAGATGGAGAGGATTATTGTTATATCAACGACGAAGTAATGAAGTGGATTTCCAAAAATCCTGCATTGATAAGTTATGTATTGGATAAGGTAGCCGCTAATGGATACATAGTTTACGACCCAAAATTTAAAGTATGGCACGGAGCTGATTATTATGAAATCGAATGCAACGAAGACTGAATTTTTTATGGCGATGATACCGCCGACCGTAACTGCACAGGAACATAAGGTTATGGTAAAAAACGGCAAACCTGTTTTTTACAATCCGCCCGAGGTGAAACAGGCAAGAGAAAAACTCACATCACATTTGGCAAAGTTTAAACCGTCAGACCCGTACAAGTCGGGTGTCAGACTGATAACAAAGTGGTGCTTTCCTCGTGGTAAACATCAGGACGGCGAATATCGTATAACAAAACCTGACACGGACAATCTGCAAAAAATGCTAAAAGACTGTATGACCGCTCTCGGCTTTTGGTCTGATGACGCACTTGTTGCAAGTGAGATATGTGAAAAGTTTTGGGCAGAGGTTTCAGGTATTTACATCAAGGTGGAAGAACTGTGAATATCTCGGAAGTTAAACGCAACCTTGAAAGAACCGTGCTGTACAATGGAGCAGAATACATTCTGAAAGGCTGTATCATCAGACGGAATACAACAGGTCAGTTTTATTATCAAGCCGAACTTGCGGACACTAAAGCCAAAAGCTCGTTGATTGTAACTGCACTTGATAAGATTGACGAAAGGAGAGCAAACGATGAAAGCGAGAATACCGCCTAAAATCCCGAAACAGCTCAAACAGGAAGCTGAACGGATTGCCAAAAACGCATACGAGCAGATCCGAGAAAAAGAAAACAAGGACATCACACGCAGAGTATTTAAAACAATGCTGTATGCTTTGCATAAGGATTTCGGATTTGGTCGTGACAGATGTGCAAAGGCACTAAAGTCTATGACCGAAATAATTGAACACTCCGACACTGACGAAGTGTTTTGGGAGCATATTGACAGGGTTGTCATCGACAAGTTGAAACTTGAATTTGACAAACGAGATTATACCGACAACGGAAAAGTTGTTAATTTTGAAGGAGACGAAGAAAATGAAACTCAGACAGGAAATCAATAACACCCGTGATACGATTGACGGTGAACTCAATCGCATTATGGTCACAGATGATATAGAAGAGATAAGAGGGTTGACATATTATTTATTTTGTAACATAAATGACCTTATCTGCAAGAATCAACAAAGAATTGCCAAATCGTTGAGAGGTGAAGAAAATGATTGATTGTTCAAAAACCGAAAATTATTTCGCTGAAAAACGAAGAATGACGAAAAGAGCAAAGAATGTGCTATGTAAACTTGGCTGCTCTAACTGCCCTTTATGTAGCATAAATAACAATAAAGGGCAATCATGTACAGCTTTTGAAATGCTCTATCCTGAAAAGGCAATCGAAATCGTTCAGAAGTGGAGCGACGAACACCCACAAAAAACTTATTTGAGTGAGCTTTTAAAAAATCATCCGAATACTTTGCTCAATGATGACGGAACACCCGCTTTTTGTCCTTATAGACTAGGACTTATGGGTGCAGATGATTGCAGAAAAGACGGTAACTGTGTAAAGTGCTGGAATCAGCCTATTGAGGACGGTGAAGAGCGATGATTGAAAAAGAATTAAAAATCCGTGAGGTATCCGGTGATTATGCTTTGGATATACCGTTCGCAGACGGTAGTGTAAACACGATATACTTTAATTCAAAACGAAATGCCGAAACAGTTAAGCATATTATCGAAGTTGACGGAAGTAAACCCAACGAAGCAACCGTGTGTGATATGCAAGAGATTAAGCACGGAAGTTGGGAATATGACAGCGAGGGTGTCGGTTATGCAAATTATTTATGTTCTGAGTGTGGCAACTTTCTCACTTTTTACGAGGACATTGATTTGTATCCATATTGTCCCTATTGCGGTGCAAAAATGGATAAGGAGCGTGAAGTGGATTGACGGTTAAAGATTATTTATATTCGGTCAGGGTTTCGGATAAGCTGATCAGAACGAAAGAACACGAGCTGTCGAAACTTAGGCTGAATATTGCACAGGTATCGGTTAAGCAGAACGAGCCTGTTAAGACATCAGGAGTGAATGACCCTATGCGGATTGTGGACAGGATTGCAGACCTTCAGGCTGAAATCAATCGGGAAATTGACAATCTTGTGCGGTTGAAAACTGAAATCCGCAGTAAAATCAACGCACTTGACGATTACCGTTACATTGCAATTTTGACCGAGTATTACATAAATTGTCAGAGGTGGGAGGATATTGCCGAGAGTATGGAAATGAGCGTAAGGCATACCCTGAGATTGCACGGCGAAGCGTTACAGGCGTTCCGAAAAAAGTTCAATTTCTCGTAAAATTATTTTGAAATGTCATTGAATGTCACCCTTACCCTGCGTATAATGGTATTATGAAAGTTTGACAAACAGGACATATGTAAAACTCTCCTAAGATAAAAATCGCACAGACCGCTCATAGTTCCAGCTGTGGGCGGTTTTGTGTTGTGAGGGAAAATCAGATAAAAGAGGTGAGGTGATTGCCCAATGAGAAAAATTTAATACCGTTTACATCTGACCAAAGCCGTGATGAAGCCGTGAAAAACGGAGCAAAGGGCGGCAAGGCTTCGGGCAAGTCACGCCGCCGTAAAAAGAGTATGAAACAGGTTATGGATATGTTACTTTCGTTGCCTGCCAACACTCCTGCCGACTGGGAAATGCTTATTGATATGGGAATTAATGTTGATGAGATTGACGAAGATTTGGTCAATAATTTGCTCGTTGTAAATGCGGCACTTCTCAAAAAGGCTAAAACAGGTGATGTTAATTCCATTAAAGAATTAAGAAATATTATCCGTGACAATGTTTTTGAAAATCATAAAATCAAGCTCGACAATGCCTACCTGGACATTGAACGCAAAAAGGCTGAACCGCCAAAGAGTGACGGTTCGGAGTACAAAGGAATACCGGCTAATATGGTTGCACCGTCGTTTTCGTCGGTGCTTTTTGATATTGAGGGTAAAGAACATTCGGAATATGTTTTTCCCGGCGGAAGAGGTTCAACAAAATCGTCTTTCGTCAGTCTGAATGTTATTGATTTGCTTATGAAGAACGAGGATATGCACGCCTGTATTTTTCGTCAGGTAGCCGACACTCTGCGCAGTTCGGTGTATCAGCAGATTTTGTGGTCAATCTCTGCTCTCGGTCTTGAAAGCGAGTTTAACTGCACCGTGTCACCTCTCGAAATCACGAGGGTAAGCACAGGACAGAAAATATACTTTCGTGGAGCAGATGATCCGGGCAAGATTAAATCAATCAAAGTACCATTCGGCTATATCGGCGTTTTGTGGTTTGAAGAACTTGACCAGTTCACGGGCGAGGAAGCTGTCAGAAAGATTGAACAGTCGGTGATTCGTGGCGGTGACACGGCTTTTAAATTCAAATCGTTCAACCCTCCGAAATCTGCACAGAACTGGGCAAACAAGTATGTTAAAATTCCCCGTCAAGACAGGCTTGTTATTGAGAGTACATACCTTACAGTACCGTCAAAATGGCTCGGGAAGCCGTTTATAGATGACGCAGAGTTCCTGAAAGAAACAAACCCTACCGCCTATGAAAACGAGTATATAGGCATTGCTAACGGCACAGGCGGCAATGTATTTGATAATGTTGTTATTCGTGAGGTCACAGATGACGAAATTCAGACCTTTGACAGATTTTACAGAGGAGTTGACTGGGGCTGGTATCCTGATCCGTTTGCCTATGATTGTATGACTTATATTCCAAGTCAACACAAGCTCATTATTTTTGACGAGGAACATTGCAACAAAAAAAGCAACAGGGAAACAGCCGAATTGCTCAGAACTAAGCACGGAGTTACAAGCAATGATTTAATCACTTGCGACAGTGCAGAACAGAAGTCAGTCGGCGATTACAGGGCTGACGGTTTAATGGCTCGTTCGGCAGAAAAAGGACCCGGTTCGGTTGTTTACTCGATGAAGTGGTTGCAGTCTTTACGGGAGATTGTGATTGATAACACACGCTGTCCGCATACTGCACAGGAGTTTCTCGACTATGAATACGAGCGTGATAAGGACGGCAATGTTATCAGCGGTTATCCCGACAGAGACAACCACCATATTGACGCTGTCAGATATGCAATGAACAGAGTATGGAAACGCAGAGGTGAATAATGGGACTTATAGATTTTTTGAAAGAAGTGTGGAGGCGAATGTTTCCGCTTGAAAATATTCGGCAAGCGCTTAATTTACGGCTTGCGATTACAGCAGAAATGCAAAAGGCTATCGGCATATGGCAAAACTGCTATGTTGGCAAAGCTCCGTGGCTTGATGAAAATGTCATCAGTTTGAGGCTTGAGCAGTCAATCACAAGGGAGTTTGCTAACATTACGCTTAACGAAATGACGGTGAACATCTCAAATGAAACACTGTCAAAATTGTTTGAAACTGCAACCGAGGAGCTTAATTCGGAGTTACAGTCAGGTCTTGCAACAGGCGCAATGGTTATCAAGCCTTTGGGCGGTGACAGGGTGCAATATATCTCGGCAAATGCTTTTGTGCCGATTGAGTTTGACACAAAGCACAGGCTTGTAAAGGTCATCTTCCCCGAATTTAAGAAAATTGGTGACAACTACTACACAAGGCTTGAATATCACAGCCTTGATAAGGACAAGGGCTTGACTGTTACTAACACGGCTTACCGTTCGTCATCATCCGAGGTTCTCGGTACTGAAATTCCTCTCGCTGTCATTGACGAGTGGGCAGACTTACCGCCTGCGGTCACATACCCCGATATGAAAAGACCTGCGTTCGGTTATTTCAGAGTGCCGATTAAAAACACGGTTGACGGCTCATCATGCGGTATGTCGATTTTTGACAGCGGACTTGAAATCATTCAGAAAGCCGATATGCAGTTCGGACGGCTTGACTGGGAATTTGAAAGTGGAGAGCGTGCAATTCATGTTGATTCTGCCGTGTTTAAGGACGGCAAAGCCGACAGACTTAACAGGCGTTTGTACCGTGCCGTTGATGTGGATTTGGGTGACGAAGAACTGTTCAAGGATTTTTCGCCTGCATTCAGACAGTCCGACATTACGGACGGCTTGAATACATATTTGCGTATGATTGAATTTGCGGTCGGTCTTGCATACGGTGACCTTTCAAACCCTGAAACAGTCGCAAAGACTGCCACGGAAGTTTTGTCAGCCAAAATCCGAAAATATAACACAGTGTCCGCAATTCAGAAGCAACTCCGCTATTGCCTTGATGACTTGGTGTATGCTCTTGCCTTTTACAATTCGCTGACAACAAGCGGTTATTCGTTTGTATGCGATTTCAAGGACAGTATTCTGACCGATGAAGAAACCGAACGCAAGCAGGATATTCAGGACTTAAACCTTGGTATTATGCGACCTGATGAGTACCGTATGAAGTGGTATGGAGAGGACGAAAAGACAGCGAAAAAGAATCTTCCGCAGTCCTCTGAGGTTATCGAATAATGTTCACTCCGACTGAAATTGAGGCTTTGCCCTCGGCTATGGAACAGTTGTACCGCAGTTTACAGTTAAATATTATGTCCGACCTTACGAAGCGTTTGAAAGCTAACGGTGAGGAGATAACCTCTGCCGCCGATTGGCAGATTAACAGGCTTTATGAATTGGGCGTGAGCAAGGATGAAATAGACAGCCTTATTCAAAGCACGCTCGATGTGTCTGACGATGAAATCGACAGAATCTATGACGAAGTTGTGAAATCGGGATATGCAAGAAATGAGGAGCTTTATACAAGCAAGGGCAAAGAGTATATTCCTTATGCGGAAAATAAGCAACTGCAACAGCTTGTAAAGGCGGTCAAAAATCAGACAAAATCGGAGTACAGGAACATTACAGGATCACTCGGATTCGCCGTGAGAAATGCCGACAATACGCTGTCATTTACTCCACTTGCGGACTTTTACCAACGCACTCTTGACAACGGACTTATGCAGATTACAAGCGGTGCGGTTGATTATAACACAGTCCTTAAAAAAGCGGTTAAAGCTATGACCGACAGCGGATTGCGTACCGTTGATTATGCAAGCGGTTGGAGCAATCGTGTTGATGTGGCGGTTCGCAGGGCATTGATGACAGGCTTTAATCAGGTTGTCGCAAAGGTCAACGAGGACAACGCCGAACAGCTCGGCACGGAATATTTCGAGGTCAGCTATCACCGTGGTGCAAGACCGACACATCAGGTGTGGCAGGGCAGAGTGTACAGCAAAAAGGAACTTGAAACCGTCTGCGGATTGGGTACGGTCACAGGACTTTGCGGTGCGAATTGCTACCACAGCTATTCGCCGTTTATCAAGGGTGTTGACAAGCCGACATACAGTGATGAAGAACTTGACCGTATGAACGAGGAAGAGAACACGCCGAAAGAATACAACGGCAGACAGTACACGGCATATGAGGCACAGCAGAAGCAAAGACAGCTTGAAACCGCAATGCGTGCCGACCGACAGAAGATTGAACTGCTCACACAGGGCGGTGCAGACTATGACACAATCACAGGCGCAAAGGCAAAATACTTTCAGCGACAGGATGAATATGTAAAGTTTTCCAAAGCAATGAACCTCCCTCAGCAATGGGAAAGAATAACCGTAAACGGCAAAAATGCTTTAGGCTCAAAACTCCCAAAAAAGGCAGAGAGTGTCAACAGAATTACCGCTGAAAGTGTTGCAAAATCGGGTAAAAGTGGTATAATAAAAGAGAAAAGTAAAAAGCCTATTACTCCGATAACCGATAAAGCTATCAGTCGTATTCCTAAAGTTGATATTGAAGGTTATACAGAAGAGCAGTGTTTGGAAATTCAAAAACAACACAAGGAGCTTTTGAAATTTTCAAAAGAACAAAATGACAATAAAGAAGTTGCCTTCGTGTTAAAAAATGATGTGTCCAAAATGATTACAGAGCCTATTAAAGGAACTGATGAAAAAATAGATTTTGGATCAGCACTTCAAGGCAAAGATTTATTTGTTATGCACAATCACCCGAGAAACAGCAGTTATTCTTTAAATGATATTATCGAATTTATTAAGAATGATAGTATAAAAACATTTACTATTGTGAAAAACGATGGCAACATTGAAGTGTTAACAAAGTTGAAAGGATACGACAGACTATCACTTTTAACAGAGTTACAACGAATGGGAAAAAAGAGGATAAAAACAGGTTCTGATAGTGAATACAGAAAGGTTATTGATAAATTTTTAAGTAAACATCAAGAAGGAGGTTTATTTGAATGGAAGAAATAAACAAATCTGTTTTAGATGGTTCTAACGAAGAAGCTTCAAAACGTCTTGACGAAATAATTAAAGAACTTGAAAAACAAAGAAACAAAAGCTAACCGCTCCGTAAAAAGGGCGGTTTTGTTATATCTTTAACTTGCCGAGAATATGTTCAGAGCAAGAAAAACGGCTTGTTCACGGCATTGCTTAACTTGCCTGCAACTTGCCGTAACAGAACTAAATACATCAAATCAGCACTTTGAGAAATCAGAGTGCTTTTTTATTATTAATCAAAGAAAGGTTTGATACTATGAGAAAAAGAATTTTAGCAATTGTACTTATGGTAGTTATGATTGCAACAACCGTACTGGTTACTGTGGGCTGTACCGAGGCAACGCAGGTATCGTACAATGTTTCGCAGGAAGCAGACAATTTCAATGTGATACGCAGGCTTACGGTTATTAACACAAGAACCGATAAGCCGTCATTTGAACTTGTTGCCGCTTTTTCATTACAGGTCGATAATGACGATAACCAAATTGAGGTTGTCTGCGAAACGGGCAAGGGTGAATATAAAAAGCATATCATAGGTCTTAATGATGAAACTATGTATGTTGTAGAGGACATAAGCGGTGCAGAAGTGGACAAATACCGTTATGAAATTAACTTCCTGCCTAAACAGATTTTGCCGATTACATTTAAGAGTAAAGATTAACAGTTAAACCCGTCGATTTCGACCGGTTTAGAAAGGTGGTGACAGAATGAAAATCAGAGTAACAACAGCATTTAATGACAGGCAGAACGGCTATGTAACCCGACCTGTGAATGAAGTTTTTGAATGCTCCGAGCAGAGAGCAAAGGAACTCATTGACGGCGGTTTTGCAGAAGAGGTCAAGCCTGACGCTCCCAAAAAGCCGAGAGCAAAGAAAACAGAATCAGCAGATTAAGCACCCTTGCATTTGATTGCATAGGTGCTTTTATTTTACCCTGCCGTAGGTTATAACGGCTGAATTTCTACCGCAGGCAAAGCGGAATACAAGCTATGCAGAAAGGATTTACTATGAAGAATATACACACACTTCTCTCCGAAATCGGCTTTACAGTTCCCGAAGATAAAAAGGTAGACTTTGAAAAAACCTTTGCGGATAATTACAAAACCGTGTCAGAGGTTGAAAAGCTCCGCACATCAAGGGACAACTACAAGTCACAGCTTGAAACTGCACAGACTGCACTCAAAAAGTTTGAGGGTGTCAATGTGGATGAGCTCAAGGGCGAAATCAAAAAGCTCAACGGCGAACTTGAAACAAAGGAAAACGAGTATCAGATAAAAATCGCCGATATGGAGTTTAACTCTGTTCTTGACACCGCTGTTTCAAAGAGCGGTGCGAAAAACGCAAAGGCTGTCAAGGCTCTGCTTGACCTTGAAAACCTGAAAACATCTAAAAATCAGGCAGATGACATCAAAAAGGCTCTCGAACAGGTTAAGTCCGAAAACGGCTATATGTTCGGTTCTGACGAGCCTTTTCAGAATCCTGTCGGTGCAACCGATACAGGTAACGGCGGTACAGGCTCAAATCCGCTTGCGTCAATGCGTGTGGCTATGGGACTTTCTGCCGAAAAGAAATAATTTTATTAAATCTATGAGGTGATTTTATTATGGCAAACACAATTGCACTTTTTAAACAGTACACAGCGTTGCTTGATGAGGTCTATAAGCAGTCTGCACTCACAAGCAAAATTGACGGTGCGTCAGACCTTGCAACACAGGGCGCTAACGCAAACGAGCTTATCATTCCGATGCTCACAATGGACGGTCTTGCAGACTACTCACGCAACAGCGGTTATGTTGACGGCGATGTTGAGCTTACGAACGAAACCGTGAAATGTAACTTTGACCGTGGCAGAATGTTCACGGTTGACACAATGGATAATGCAGAAACAGCAGGCATTGCATTCGGCAGACTTTCGGGCGAGTTTATCCGCACAAAGGTTGTTCCCGAGCTTGACGCTTTCCGCTTTGCAAAGTATGCAAGTACAAGCGGTATTTCTTCCGTGAGTGCAACTCTCACAACAGGCGAAGAGGTTGTTGAGGCTCTCCGCACAGCCTCAACAAAAATGGACGAGGACGAAGTTCCTTTCGAGAACAGACACCTTTTCATCACATCAACGCTTTACGGTCTTGTGCAGGATCTCGATACAACAAAGTCAAGGGAGGTTCTCAACCGTTTTGCAGATATCACACTTGTGCCGCAGTCAAGATTCTATACAGCAATTGAACAGCTTGACGGCACATCCTCAAGCAAGGAAAAGGGCGGTTACAAAAAGGCGACTTCGGGCAAGAATATCAACTTTATGATTATTCACGGCTCTGCTCCGATTCAGTTCACAAAGCACCTTGACACAAAGGTTATTGAGCCGTCAGTTAATCAGAGTTCTGACGGTTGGAAGTTTGGTTATCGTATGGTCGGTATTGCCGATGTTTACGAGAATAAAAAGGCAGGTATCTACTGCCATTCAGCCGTAGAGGCTTAAAGGAGTGTTACTATGACCGCTTATGCCGATGAAGGCTATTACATCTCTGAATATCTCTGTGGCAGAAAGGCGGTCATTGTTTCCGCCTTTGATTATTATGCACGCTCTGCAACCCTGCTCATTAAGGCATATACAGGTGAAAATGTTGACGGGAACAATATTCCCGAAAGCGTAAAACTCTGCTGTTGTGAGCTTGCAGAGCTTGTATATAACGATGAAAAGCAGTCCGCAAATTCAGGAATTTCATCTGCAAGCGTCGGTGATGAATCCGTAAGCTATGTGTCCGAAGAAGAGCGTAAAACCGCCCATAAAAAGGCTGTCAGACACACAATTTACAAGTATCTTGCCGACACCGATTTGCTGTACAGAGGTGGTCGCAGATGATTATTACCCCTGAAAGCTCCTGCACAATCTACAGATTCAACGGCTCAGGCTATGACCGATATTTCATTCCCGAATGTCATTGGCAGGAGAACAAGGCTCGCAATGTGCTTAAAAGCGGAATGCAGAACGCTGACAGCGTGACGGTGTATATTCCGATTGGATCCGCAGGGCTTTTGCCCGGCTTTTTAAAGCCGAGCGAAAACCTTTTTGCAGGTCAGCTATGCACCCCTCAGAACAGCGCACAGGACATTATTATTAATGGCGAGAGTAATTTCACCTTTGATAATTCAAACCCTCAGAGCGTGTCACAGAGCCTTAAAACGCTAAAGGAAAAACACAGGTGCTATGCGGTTATGTCGATTGATGAAAAGCTCTACGGCGTAACCGATTTACAGCACATCAAAATTTCGGCGAGGTGATTGCATGAAGATTGTTCAACCGCCCGATTTTGTCATCAAGTCAAAAAACGGAACGGCAGGTTTCCTCTGGGATAAAAAGTTTGCAGTCCGCAAAAATGCCGATGTGTTAAAGGTGCAAAAGTATGTTGACAGCACGGTTTTACGATTGATGAAACCCTATACACCATTCAGAAACGGCGTGCTTGAAAAGTCGGCAACCCTCTCAACGGTTATAGGCTCGGGTGAAATTCATCAGAACACACCGTATGCGAGGTATCTCTACTACGGCAAGGTTTACGGTCCCAATATCCCGATTAAGGAAAACGGTGTTATTGTGGGTTATTTCAGCCCTAAAGGACAGAAGAAACACCCCACAGGCAAAATGCTTGTTTATTCTCGGGCAAAGCACCCTCTTGCCGGCAAGATGTGGTTTGAACGAATGAAAGCCGACCGTAAAAAAGAGATTTTACAGGGTGCTGCTAAAGTGGCAGGAGGCACGGCAGAATGAACATAATTGAACTTATGCAGAGCATTGTGATGAGCTTTCCAAAGCTGAACGATGTCCTGCACATTGACTACACAACCCCTGACACCGACAGCTACGGTTTATCTCCGACAGGCGATACACTGATTAAATCAGATGTTCTCGGCAATCAGGAGCGACAGCACACATTCATCTTGTACGCTGTTTATCAGTCGGTTAATGACTATGACCGCCTTGCCAACAGCGGACTTATTAACGAGTTACAGCTGTGGCTTGAAAAACAGGCAAAAGGGCAAACGGTGACCGTAACGGTTGGCGACAATGAGCTTGCAGGTACGCTCACAAAAATAACCTGTTCAAACGGTATGCTTTATGACATACCCGACAGCAATTTAATTGGTAATGTAATGTATCAGTTACAGATTACCGCAGATTACAAAATCGAAAGTGAGGAATTTTAATTATGGCAACAACACCCGATATTGGTAAACTCAAAAGAAGTTATCTTATGCACTACATTGACGCTTCGTTTGGTGGCGAAACCCCTAAGTGGTTTTTGATTGGCAGAGATATTGAAGATATGTCCGTTGAACTCAACCCCGACACAGAAACAGTCAAGAACATTCTTGATGAAACGGTTGTAAACGATAACGGCTATGAACCGTCAATTGACGCAGACACTTATTATGCAAACACAGGCGATGCAATCTACGAAAAGATTAAGGATATTGCAATGAACCGCCTTACAGGTGATGACTGCAAGACTGCAATTCTTGAAGTCCTTGTTGATAAGAAGACAGGTCCGTATGACGCTTGGACTGAAACCTGTATCGTAAAGCCACAGTCCTACGGCGGTGCTCAGGGCGGTGTGAACATTCCGTTCAACATTGCATTTAACGGCGACAGACAGCAGGGTACGGCTACAATTGAGAAGAAAGTGCCGACCTTTACCGCAACGGTTTAATCTTTTGGGAGGGATTGATTTATGCAGAAACTTGTTTTTGACAGAGGTTACAAGGAATATCAGATTGGCGATGATGAAAACGCAGTAATCCGTATCAACACCACGGATGTGGGCATTCTTGCAAGGCTCAACAAGGCAGTCAAGAATATTGAGCAGATTCAGAAGAAGTATGAAAACGCTGAAAAAGCTGAAAGCACAGACGCAATTCAGCTTATCACCGAGTGCGACAAGGACATCAGAGAGCAGATTAACTACATTTTCGGTTCGGATGTCTGCACGGTTGCCTTTGGTGAAATTAACTGTCTTTCACTTGCGGGCGGTAAGCCGATTTTTGAAAACTTCCTTGAAGTGCTTATTCCTGTTATGCAGGCGGATTTTGAATCGGCACAGAAAATTTCCGATGAGAAAGTCGGCAAATACACTTCACAGGTGAAAAAGTGATTGAATTACTGCCGAAAAGCCTTGAGGTTGACGGCAGAAACTACGAAATCAATTCCGACTTCCGTGTTGCTCTGCTGATTTTCAAAGCCTATGCAGACGATGATCTGAACGATTTTGAAAAATGCCGAGTGTGTGTCGAGTGCCTTTACAAGGAAATCCCCGAAAATTACCAAAAGGCACTTGACAGGGCAACTTGGTATCTTGACGGCGGAGATATTCCGCAGGGCAAACAGCTCCCCGTTCGTGTGCTTGATTGGGAACAGGACGGACATATAATCTTCCCAGCTCTCAATAAGGTTGCAGGAGTGGAAACACGCACAGTCGATTATATGCACTGGTGGACTTTTCTCGGCTTGTTCAATGAAGTGGGTGACGGCTTGTTTACACAGGTGATTTCAATACGCACCAAAAAGGCAAAGCATAAGAAGCTCGACAAAACCGAACGGGATTTTTACAGCGAACATAAAGAACTTATCGACCTAAAGCCCAAATTTACAGCCGAAGATAAAGAGGAACTTGACTTCATAAATTCGCTTGTGTAGTGTAGTATCTTATCACATATTGTTGACATTCTCTAAATGCTAGTGTATGATTAAATAAAAACTATATTGTTTTAACATTTAGGAGGATAAACAATGAAAAAACTCATAGCGTTAGCATTAACCGCAGTTTTTGCAGTATCGCTTGTTGGTTGCGGTACAACAGCGGAAAGCAGTTCGTTGTTAGATGATGATTTTGAAGAAACAACCGAAGTGGAAACAACGGAAGTTCCTACAACATTTCAGAAAACAACCACAATGTCACCTGCTGAACGAGAAGCAACTTACAAAGAGTTTTGTGAAGAATATGATTATGGTGATGTTCTATTTGCTCCTGACAGATACGAAGGTATGTACTGTAAATTTACAGGTACAGTTTCTGCCCTTTGTAAAGATGACGGAACTTGGTTCGTGCTGAAAGATAAAAGCGGAAATCTTATAGATGTACACGGTGACGCTGAATATTACGAAAGAAATCAAAAGGTGGAAATTTACGGAACAATAAGAGAAGTAAAATCTACTTACTATTCTGATGAAAGCATAATTATCGTTGACGCTAAATATGTCGATTTTGTCTGAGGTGAAAATGTACAACGCTGTTTCAAGCAAATCAAACTAAAACAAAAAGCCACTCCAAACGGGGGTGGCTGTTCTTTTGCAAAATTTTATTAGCGTACATCATAACGGTGTGCGCTGTTTTTATGCCCATTTTTAAATGAAAGGATGTGAAAATATGGCGGTTGACGGTTATCTGAATTTTGACACGAAACTTGATACATCGGGTTTTAACGGCGGTTTGGCACAGGTTAATACTACTGTTACCAAATCAATCGAAAAGGTAAAAAATCAGCTTAAGACCTTTGCAAAGACTGCCGCTGTTGCTTTCAGCACTTATGCAATTACAAATTTCGGCAAAGAGTGCATAGAACTTGGTTCTGACCTTGCGGAAGTGCAGAATGTTGTTGATGTTACTTTTCCGGCAATGACCAAACAGGTTGACAAGTGGGCAAAAAGTGCAGCTAATTCTTTTGGTTTGTCCGAAACAATGGCAAAGCAGTATGTCGGTACTTTTGGCTCAATGGCTGAGGCTTTCGGTTTTACAGAGAAAGAAGCCTATGATATGTCAACCACGCTGACTGGACTTGCAGGCGATGTTGCTTCATTCTACAACATCAGACAGGACGAAGCCTATACAAAACTTAAATCAGTATTTTCGGGCGAAACCGAAACTTTAAAAGATTTAGGCATCGTAATGACACAGACTGCGCTTGACAGCTATGCCCTTGCAAACGGTTATGGTAAGACCACAGCTAAAATGACCGAAGCCGAAAAAGTAACATTGCGTTACAAGTTTGTTCAAGACCAGCTCGCCAATGCGACGGGTGACTTTGCCCGAACGCAGGACAGTTGGGCGAATCAGACAAGAATTTTACAGCTCCGACTTGACAGCCTGAAAGCAACACTCGGTCAGGGACTTATCAATGTGTTTTCTCCGCTGTTAAAAAATCTTAATTCCTTTATCGAAAAATTAGATGTTGCAACGGAAAAATTCAAAAGCTTTACGGAACAGGTTTTCGGCTATTCATCTGCAACCGACAATTCCGCAAATTCCGCAAGCTCTGAAATGACAGACCTCGCCGATGAAACAAAGAGTGCAAACTCTGCACTTGCCACAACATCGAAAAAGACAAAGGAAATTAAAGACAATCTTCAAGGATTTGACAGGCTTAATGTGATGAGCCTTGAAAACAGTTCATCAGATGATAGCACAGCAGTAAACAGCCCCACAAAGAAATCTTCTAAAGCCGCAGTTAACGCACTTGATACTGTCGCAACAGCGATTGAAAAGCGTACAAACAAGGTTTTTAACAGCATTAAAAGAGCCTTAAATAATCTGAAAAATGCTTTTGTTTCAATCGGCGAATCGTGGAAGAGAGTGTGGAAAAACGGCACAGGCGAAAAGATTATCGGAAACATCAAACAGCTTTTGAAAAATGTTTTTGATATCATCGGTGATATTTCAGGAGCGTTTACAAAGGCTTGGAATAAGGCTGGACTTGGTGACGAGGTTGTGCAATCCATTATCGACAAATGGAACAGCTTGCTTGAACTTGTAAATACGATTGCAGAGGATTTTCGCAAAGTTTGGAATAACGGCACTGGTGAGAGAATTTGGACTAATATTCTGAATATTATCAAAAACTGCAACAACTACACCAAAACTCTGCGGACTAAAATCAAACAGGCTTGGGACAAAAATGAATCGGGCAAAAAGATTTGGGAAGCAATCCTTGGCATTGTTGAAGATATCACAGGCTTTTTGAGCGATATGTCAGAGATTCGCCTTGAATGGCTTGAAAGTCTTGATTTGTCACCGCTTGTATCAGCTGTTGCCGACCTCGGACAGGCGTTCAGGGATTTGCTCAAAGCCTGCGGAGATAAGCTGAAACAGGCATACAAGAATATTCTTCTCCCACTTGCAAAATGGACAATTGAAGAAGCAGTTCCGAAACTTGTAGAAGCCCTTGCAGGAGCGTTGAAACTGTTAAGCAAAATAGTTAAATCTATTAGTGACAAAACCTTGTACGCTATCGCAGGCGGCATTACTGCAGTCGGTACAGCTGTTGTTGTTTTCAAGGCAGGACAAGCGATTGCAAGCGGAATTGACAAAGTCAAAAATGCTATAAAGTTATTTTTGACAACTGTTTCTGCAAATCCAATCTTAGCCGTTGCCGGTGCCATCACCGGACTTGTGACTGCAGTTACTGTATATAATCAGCTTGTTTGGAGTAATTCCGAAGCTAAAAAATTTGCTGATGAAATTGACGGTATAAAATCAAGGCTTGATACAACTACGCAAGGTATTGAGGATAATTTGTCAGACACTCTTGAACGAATGGACAACTTGTATGCAGACAATACACTTGTTGACAGTTACCAACAGAAACTTGATGAACTTCTGCAGAAAGCTACGCTTAGTCCAGAAGAGCAGGCACAGCTTGAAACCATTGTTACATATTTTAAAAACAATGTTGACGGTTTTAGCGACACTTGGAATAACTATGTGTCAATCAGTAGTGACGGCAAGTTGCACCTGAACGGCGATTTAAGCGAAGTTCGTAATGCAATTGACAATACAATTGATAAATACCAACAGCTTGTAAATAGTGCCGCGTTAGCTGAATTATCTTCTGAAAACAGCAAAGAACGAATTCTTGCATCAAAAGAATACAACAGTGCAAAGTCGGATTATAACAGCAAGAAGAAAGACCTTGAAAACGAACAGAAAAAACTAAAAAAATGGCTTGAGAAAAACGGTAAAAGTATGCAAGCACTTGAAAATTACTATTTTGGTGGCGGTGCTAAAAACGACGCTTTATGGAAAGAGGGCATTGAATACTTTGAGAATATTCAGAGCAAAACAAAGTCACTGGAAGGTGCTACATCTTCTGTAAATAAGACAATTGCCGCCTTAAATAAGCTCACGATGACCAGTGATGATCTTTTGGATGTACAAAAGGTAGTTAAGGGCGAATATTCGGATGCCGCCGCTGTTCTTATGGCTTACAACGCAGGAATGATTAACACAGAGCAAATTCAAAAATCTCAATGGAAATCCTTGAACAATTTGCAAAAAGCCGCAAAAGATACGGGTAAAAACACGGTCCTTGGTCTTGTTGAGGGTACAGAAGCATACGAAGGTGCGCTTGTCAAAAACAGTCACGGCCTTGCTTCTATTGTGCTTTCAGAATATGATACCACGATGGGAATTCATTCCCCGTCAACAGAAATGTACGCAAGAGGCGGTTACACGGTTCAAGGCCTTGCAAACGGCATTCGTGACAGAATATATGCCTTGAAAAATCCGCTTGCAAGACTGCTTAGCTTTATTTCAACGCACATCAATCCAATTTCAAGCGTTTTCTCAAATGCTTTTGAGGGTATCAAGAGTGCTGTAAAAAAGCCTATGAACGGATTTTTAGGTGTTGTTCAGAACTTCTTAAACAACTTTATAGATCCGTTCAACAGCCTCGGCAGTGCTATTTCAGGCGGAATGAGTACAGCGGCAAAGATTGCTTATGAAGCGTTAGGAAGTGTAAACGGCAATGTCGGACTGCCTAACATTACAGTTCCCCGACTTGCCACAGGCACGGTTGTTCCTGCAAACTACGGTGAGTTTCTTGCCGTACTCGGTGATAACAAGCGTGAGGCTGAGGTTGTTTCGCCGATTTCAACTATCAAGCAGGCACTTATTGAGGCTATGGCAGAGATAGGCTCAACAGGTGACAGCGGTGACATTAACCTTACTGTAAATCTTGACGGCGAAGTGATTTTTAACAACATTGTAAAACGCAACAACGCAGTCAAAAAGCGTCACGGTGTCGGTGCGTTAGGTTAGGAGATGATGATATGGCAAATTTTAAAGGTTATTTAATAAGGTTCCCTAAGAGCGGTAAGCTGTTTCCGCACGAGCTTATTGCAAAGGATAACTACAACGGCACTCCACTCCAGAGAACCGAAATCAAGGCATACCGTGACAGCAACAATCTTCTGCACCGAACAACTTCGCCAAATTACAAGTCGAGAATTGAGTTTACAACCGTTGACGAACTCACCCTTGCACAAATGCAGTCGATTAGAAGTGCTTTGAATAGTTCGTGGGACAACTCTCAACAGCGTAAAATCCGTGTCGAGTATTGGGACGATGAACTTCTTGCATATCGCACAATGACCGCCTATATGCCCGATATCACCTATCAGGTTAAGAAAATCACCAAAAACAACATCATATACAATGCCGTGACTTTCACTTTTATTGAGTATTAAGGGGGTGACAGATTGCTATCTATTTCAAGTACGCACAAGCAGAAAATCATTAACGAACTGATTTCAAACAAGCTTGAAATCTTTTCATCTGACAGTAAGTTTGATGTCATCACCGAAACCAACATTGAAAGCGAAAGTATGAGCCTTAAACAGTCGATTTGTGACGAAAATAAGTTGAAGTTTGGCGGTTGCATTGCCTCAGAATTTAAAATCGGACTGCTGAACACCGTTGGCAGAACCTTTGATGTTTCAAAACTTGTCGGTTGTTGGATTTTAGTTAAGCTGACACAAACTTTTCCGTCAGGCTCTCCGATACTGCCGAGCAGTTCATTATATCCAAGCGACACTCTCTATCCGGGCGAAGCCGTGACAACAAAGTCGTGGTGCATTTTTAACGGTATGATTGACAAAGCCGAGGTCAATAAAACGGATCAGAACAAAATCAGCATAACCGCCTATGATGTGATTTCACAGCTTTATGAAACCGACTGTACAAACACTCTGCAAAAGCTCTGGAATAACAATTCTAACAGTACTTCGGTCTATGCACTGTTGGCAATGGTTTCTGAAAAATTTATTAACCTATGCGGTCAACCTGATGCCCATTTTTTATCCGACCGTTTACTTAACGAGGTTATCAACAAGGTTGAGAATCTGACTGTTAAGAATATGAAAATTTTTAACAAAGTATGGCTTGATGATTCCGAAAAGGTTAATTACGGTCAATTGCTTAATTACACAGCGGAAATGCTCGGTGTGTTTGCTTTTGTTAAACCCGATAACCGAAAAGGCGGTAACATTGTTTTTGTCAACCTTGAAACCGATATAACAAAAGCAGAAAAATATGACTTTTACGAGGCATTCAACGCTGACGAAAAATCAAGCGGTACATACGGGACTGTTGACTTTGCAATCGGAGGTGCTACACGAACCGCAAAGGTGCGTAGCTACAAGTTTTTAGGCGGTAAAACCTATGATATGACAGATAACATTCTTGTATGGCAGGAAAACGATAACGAAGGCGGTGCGTGGATACATAAGTTTGAAAATTTGTTTTCAGGCGATACGGGCAAGCGAATACACCATAAAATTTATAAGCCTATCGAGGCAACCCTTGACGGCAGACTGTGGGTTGAACCGGGCGATATGATACAGATTAAATATTATGTAACCGACGCTGACGGCAACTATGCCTATAACGCTGACGGCACTCCGCAAACCGCAACCGTGACATCATATGTGTTATCGAGAGAGCTTACGGGCATACAGGCACTCACAGACAAAATCACAGCGAAAGGAGAATAGAAATTGAACAAATACACACGAATGAACTGGGAAAACACTCCCTCAACAGCAACTCCGCTGACTGCCGATAACCTCAACCATATGGATGAGGGAATTGAAAGGGCAACAGACGGAGCAATTGCACTTGAAACCGAAATAGCCACGGCAAGAGGCGGTCAAAATTCGCTTGGAGCAAGGCTTGATAAAACAGACAAGAGTATTGCCCGAAAGCTCGATTCAATGCCGTTCGACAGCGAACCCAAAAATAACAGCCCGTGTTACCTCACAAGCGGCACGGTTTACAACGCTCTGCTTGTTAAAGCCGATAAAACCGCCTTGGCGACTAAATACGATTCGTCAAATATCGAACTTGGTACAGCTACTCTTACTCCGTACTCTACTCAGATTGATAAAATAAAATCTGCAACTTGCCTTTATGAAAAAATTGGCGATATCGTTATTGTAAATGTCACCGTCATTATGAACGCAACATCTTTAGGCGGAACATCTACAATAGCTTTGCTCAATATGCCTTTCTCAAACAAATTGGATGTGATTGTTCATGATATCGGCATAAGCAAAAACGGCGGAATGTTCAGAGGAAGTGTAAATGAATTGGCTTGGTTGCAGTTTACTCCGCTCAATAAACAGGCTTATAATTTCGTCGCTGATGAGCAGGTAAACTTTTCTTTGATTTACAAAATATAAAAATAACGGAGGTATGAAAAATGGAACTTAAAGAAAAAATCACACTGGATATGCTCACAAGGGACAGCGTTTCGGTACTCAGACAGCAGTTTTTGACCTTTAACGGTGAAGAAATGCAGGTCGGCGGAAACATCCGCAATGCATATATGAACGACGAATCCGGCAGAGAACAGCTTAAAACGGTGCTGTCAGACGAATATTACAATGCCGTTATGGCGGTGTGGGGTGATAATCCAACCGTTGACGAGCCTGTCGAAAGCGAGGTGTAAACAATGAAGATTGATATTGTACAGCTTGCCGAAATCATATCTGCGTTAGCTTTAATTGGCGGTGTTGTATTTGGTGTTTTTAAATTTATCGAAAACAACAAAAAGCAGAACGCTGAAATCAAAAAAATCAAAGGCGAGCAGACCTTGACAATGTATGCACTCCGTGCGTGTCTTGATGGTCTGAAACAGCAGGGTTGTAACGGCAGAGTTACCGAGGCTATCAATAAGATTGATAAGTACCTCAACCAGTCGGCACATTCGGCGGAAGATTTAAATTGAAAGGATGATAATAATGAAAATGACAAACAAAATCTATGATGTACTTAAATACATTGCTCTTATCGTACTGCCTGCAATCGGTACACTTTACTTTGCCGTAGCAGGCATTTGGGGCTTGCCATACGGCGAACAGATTGTAGGCACTATCACAGCCGTTGACACCTTCTTAGGCGCTCTGCTCGGCTTGTCAGCTTATAAATATAACAAAACAGACGAAAGCGAGGAATAATATTATGTCAACAAAAAGAATCTATCTCAGTCCGTCAAATCAGAATAGGAACACCTATGCAACGGGCGGTACAAATGAAATGGCTCAGTGCGACAAAATCGCTGCCGCAACAGCCAAAGCTCTCAAGCGTTGCGGTTTTGAGGTTATGGTCGCAAAGTCGGGAACGCTTATGCAGACACGCTGTCCCGAATCGGACAAGTTCGGTGCAGACATTCATATGCCGATTCACACCAACGCTTTTAACGGCAAATACACAGGCGGTACAAGAGTTTTCTGCCTGAACTCAAACGGCAGAAAGGCTGCCGAGGCGGTAAAGTCTGCCCTCGGAGCAATTTCACCCGGCAAGGATGATTCAGTCAGCTACAAAACCGACCTCTACGAAATCAATGTGCCGAGGGCATTGACCGTGTATGTTGAGTGTGAATTTCACGACACCGTGACAGGCTCGAACTGGATTCGCAATAACACAAACGCTATCGCTGAGGCAATCTGCAAGGGTATGTGTAAATATTTCGGCTATAAATACAAGTCGGCAAGCTCATCTGGCACAACAAAGCCTGCACAGACTGCAAAGCCGACAACATCAAAGCCGAGCACAGGTACAAATGCAAGTGCAACATCAGGAAAAAGTGCGATAAAAACTGTTCAGAAGTGGGTAGGTGCTACCCAGGACGGAGTGTATGGTTCAAACACTAAGAAGTGTTTAATCAAAAAGCTTCAGAGTGAGCTTAATAAGCAGTTTGGCTTAAGACTTGCAGTAGATGGCATTTTTGGAGTTAATACTAAATCAGCTGTGGCAAGTCATGCAACCCTTTCGCTGGGTATGGCTGGCAATATTACAAAGGTGCTTCAGGGCTTGTTGATTTGTAACGGCTATTCAACCGGTGGCTTTGATGGAGTGTTTGGTAATTCAACAAAGTCAGCAGTAAAATCGTACCAGTCAAAACACGGCCTTACTTCTGATGGTATTGCAGGTGCTAAAACATTTGCTAAAATTTGTGGTTAACTTTGTAATAACCACAAATTTAATATATAGTATATATAATAAAAATCCCCTTCGCTTATTGAACGAAGGGGATTTTTTCAAACTTATTTACAATTTAATGCTAATTCGTTAAATCTTGATTTTCTGCAATTTTATGTATAGAATTTACAATGATTTCTATTTTTGAAATATAGTCTTCGACATATTCTTTTGTTATATCAGCCTGTTTAGCATCGGAGTGACATCTGTCATTTTGATGTGCTATTTTGTTTCTTCTTTGAAACAATTCCGATATAATTTCTTTGCCAACTTTTACTGATTCATTTTCACTTTTTTGGGGAAATGCTTCTACCATAACTTCGTTAAATTTGATTCCTATTAAATTTAGCTGATCTTTCATTTTTTCAAATGATAAAAAGACTTCGTGACTAAACCGATTGTTTAAATATTCAAATAGCCAATCATCTGTTTCTCTGGATTGCAAAGCCTCTTCAACTCTTTCCATTGGAATTTGAAATTTGTTGTATTTTTCTGATTTATTCCATGTTCCTGAAAACATTTTTACCATGCAATACTTGCTCATTTCATGAATATAGAAATCTAATAAACTTTCAGATAAAACAATTTGAGATCTCAAAATCATTTTAATGGCTATAATATTTTCCTCTTTATTAAGTTTTTCTGCAACACCAAACTGTTTTTTTACTTCATCCATACTATCGGTAAAATGCTGTTTGATTTCTGATAGTGGAAATTGTTTAGGAAATGGTATTGACCTTAAATCCCTTGTGTTTTCTGCACGAGGTGTGAGGGATAAGCTTCTTTTATTAGGCATATCTTCACCTCATATTATATATTATAAATTAGATCAGCAAAGTTAAGATTTAACATAGGAATAGCTCCATATTTTCCTGCAATATAACCTTTGCCGAAATTCTCATCTTTTCTTACATTTCTTATTTCAGTAAGCGAATATAAATCAGTAGAACGACCTTTAGATTTAATCTCCGTAAACCATATTTGATCTCTTCTAAATAAGTCGAAGTTTAACAACCCTGTTTCATGAGTCGTAAAAATCAATTGTGCGGGGTTGCTTCCGTGGGTATTTATAAATTGTTTTACTAAACCAAAAAGGAGTGATTCATGCAAATTCGATTCAAGTTCATCACAGATAAGCACTTTTCCATTTGTCAATATATCAATAAATGGGCAAAGTAAACCAAAAAGTTTTTTTATACCAGTAGATTCTTCTGTAAGTAAATTTGTATCAAAATCTTCATAAATTACTTTTGCTGAAATTTTATCAATCCGTTCACTAAGATATTTTTTGAATTCATCAGACAAAAATGGTGGAAGACTTGATATGTCAACTTCCTCCTTTTTGATTTCAACCTTAATATCTTTTATTCCAGTTCCAAGTGAATCTAAAAAATTAAGAACAATATTTTTTGTTTGCTCATTTTTATTGATTTGATGCAACGAGTAATTCATCCAATTATCCTGATTAACGCTACTGTAGATAACTAAACCATTTTTAAAGAAATTATATGCATATAAAGCTTCATCAACCGAACTGAAATTTGCAGCACACGAAAGCATTAAGCGATTTGGCTTAAGAACATCTTTGCAAGTGTTAAATTTGTTGCGAAAATTGCTTCCAGCTGTAAAATTATTGTCAATGCGCTCGAAAATTTTGGTTTTACGATTATTTGGAAAGTAAAATAGATATTCATCAGAAACTAGTGTATTAATCAATGAAAAACCATATGCATAACGCACATTATTTACCATAAACTGAATTTTATACACACTCTTTTTTTCATAACCTTCTAATTTGTGTGGAACTTGTAATATACCATCCCCAGGTTTATTGGATACGCTATCTATAACAAGGTTCTTAACAAAAGATATTGCATCTATAAAGTTACTTTTACCTGATCCATTGGCACCGTAAATAACAGCTGCTTTTAATATTTTAAGACCTGCTATTTGTTCTATATTCTCATTATGTGTCTTATCTGTTCCGGCAATCAAAGAAAAAAGTACTTCATCTCTGATTGATCTGTGGTTGGAGCAACTAAACTCTAATAACATATATATTCTCCTTTCAAAACAACTCGTTAATACATTCTATCACTTAAACGGCGATTTAGCAACCTAATTTGTAAAAAAAATGCAAAATCATATTGTAAATTTGCCTTAAATGACTATTTGAAATTATGATATGTATTTATAGTTGCTTAAGAATTATGTTTTATTTTTTGTAGTGTAATAGAAATTATGTATGGCACAATTGAAAAAATATATTTTCTAGCTGGATGATTTAAAACCAGTTGTTTATTTCAATAATTCATCTGTCGTAACATTAAATAAATCTGATACAGCTATTATGGTTTCGATAGTAGGCTCATTTCTTCCAATTTCGTAGCTTGAAATGCTTGCCCTGCTCAAATAGAGATTTTCACCCAATTCATCTTGCGTTAATCCATTTTCAAGTCTTAACGCTTTTAGCTTTTCGGGGAATGCCAATATTATCACTCCTATTTATCTAACATATTTTTGATGTGCCTGATAAACATCAGATTCATCAGATCTTGCGTATATTTGTGTTGTAGTCAGTTCTTCGTGGCCAAGCATTAGTGATACTTGTTCAATTGGCATACCGGCTCTAAGGGCATCGGTAGCCATGGTTCTTCTGAATCTATGTGGGTGACAATTTTCAATTCCGATGTTTCTACCAAGCTCACGGATACAGTTTACAAATTAAAGGTGAGGTGAATATCATAACTTTTTTCTGCCTTGCATTTGCCTAACATTTTTAACCGTTTTTCTTGTATTTTAACATATTTTAGCAGATAAAAGGCAAAAAAATAACCGCACTAAAAAGCTTAAAAATGGCTTTCTAATGCGGTTTTTTCTATGGTCGAGGTGACAGGACTTGAACCTGCGGCATCTTGGTCCCAAACCAAGCACTCTACCAAACTGAGCTACACCTCGAAATGTTGTTTAATAACAACAGCTTAATTATTATATACCATATTTTCGGATTTGTCAACATAATTTTCGTTTTTTATTAAAAATTAATTCAAATATTTTGAAAATCACCATAAAACAGACCGAAAATGCGATACAAAACAGCCGTCCCTACATAAGAAACGGCTGTTGGTGCAGGTAACCCTGACAAGTGGCTTATTTATCGGCTTTTTATGGTGTGACAGTAAAGTTGACAGTGCATTTTCGGACAGTCATACTATTGCAATGTTATTGCTCTTCATATAGCTGTCAGCTACAGCAAGATTTTCCATACTGTATTTTTGGAAAACATCACAGTATGTATCAAGCGTAATTCTTATATCAGTATGACCGAGAAGATTTTGCAGTACCTTTGCAGGCATACCTGATTCAATACATCTTGTTGCATATGTGTGACGAAGTGAATGTAAATCAACCTTTCCGTAAACACTCTTATCAAGTATATCATACTTTTTCAGCGTGTTTGCGTATTGATAATTTACCTGATTAGTTGCTTCAAGTTTATCCACACTTGAAGCAAATATAAGACCGTCTTTTTTATCTCCGATACACTGTTTTAAAAAATCAGCCATATCATCATTAAAATAGATTGTACGCATACCTGCTTTAGTCTTTGTAGAATTACTTATATATGTTTTACCGTTAAGACCTCTGCTGACAGTTTTACAAACTCTAATTGTACGGTCATTAAAGTTTATATCTCCTACCTCTAAGGCGTTAATTTCGCCCATACGCATGCCTGTAAACATTGACAAAAGCATTTGTTCCGAATAGCGTATATCCTCGCTTTTGAGAACATCTATCAGCTTTTTCTGTTCATCAACAGTCAATGCTCTTACTTTTACAAGCTCCTGCTTTGACTTTGGCTTTCTGATGTTCAGCATAATGTTTTCTGTAACAATTTTCTTCCTTACAGCTTCATTGAAAACTGACTTTAAAAGCTGATATGCTTTATCCAAGTATGACTGCGAATAAGAGATTTTAGAAATGAAAAAATGCTTTATTACATCTTCCGTAATCTCACGCATTGCTAAATCATAAATAGGACTCATTGACTTTAATGTTTCATTCTTGCGGTCATATGAAGTTTGCTTAATCTCATTAAGAGAGAATTGTTCTTCAATCATCTTTTCGGCAAGCTCATAGACAGTTGTGTTATCGGGTTCGTCAAAAAATCCTGCTTTTGCCTGAATACGATATTCAAGCAACTTATTCTTAACAATGCGTTCGGTTTTACCGTAAGCCGTCTTGCGTTTTTTCTCACCGTTAATTTCAAGCGTTATCTGACCTGCAAAGCATTTTCTGCTTTTAACATAGTATACAGAACCGTCACCGTAATCAAGTTTATTACATTTAGACTTAGGTTTTGTGCTTTTAGTGCTGATAAAAATCGTTCCTTTCCAAACCGTAAAGCACAAAAGATTTTTACTATATCAGTATTGTATAGCCTTAAATCTTTTGTGTCAATACGGTTGCTTAAATATTATGTAAATGCTTTAAATACTCATACCCTTCTTTTCTGCGACCAGTTAAGAAAAGCATTTAGCTCAACTTTAAGATTTTTACCTACCCGTATTAAAGGGAAATCTGCTCTCAACATAATATTGCGTGCAGTAGGCAAGGAACAACCAAGTGCTTCGGCAACCTCTTTAGTACCGATGAATTTAATCTCTACACTCATATTAAGTCCTCCTTTTCATCAGGAAGGCTTTCTGCAAGTTTTAGAAACTCTTCACAAGCATAACGCCTGCCGTTTTCATCTTTTGAAGGTCTTTTAGAGCGGTAGTTATCTCCGTGAAGAGGTATTCCTAATTTACCTAAAAAGTATCGCAAGTCTTCAAAACTGTAGCCGTTATAAGATGTACCCATTTTTTGACCGTTACTCATGTCGATTATCCAATATCTCTGACACGCTCTGTACCGTAATGCCTTATAACCCAAGAACACCGGCTTTAATTCATACCCAGCTTCTCGAAACACTTCCTTAATACGCCAACTGGAATAATAATCATATGTCGAGATGAAAGTTAAATCGCTAAGCTCGCTACCGCCTGTATATTCGAGAATTTCATCGGAATCATCTTCATCACACATATTCTTTTCTTCAATCATATACATCACCTTCCACTTCGCAATGAGGATACTTGATACCTTCAAAGAGGGCATATTGCAAAATCTCGTCTGCAACAACTGGGTTAATAATAAAATTATCGAAGTCATATTCTTGACGAAAAGCTATCTTATTTGCAAATGCAATATAAATACCTCTTAAAAAGCGCTCTAAATCTAAGGCATATTGCTCTCCGTTTCGGGTATAAATATGGACATCTCCACCCTCGGCAATCGGAAATAATATATCGTCAGTGCCTTTGGCATCACCCACATACCGAGTTGCTTCTACCCAATGCTGTGCGTTACCGAAAAAGGCTAAGTATAATATGTAGCTTAACGCTTTCTCTGATAACTTCAAACTTTTGTATACCACGCTATTGTAATAAAAAGAGTATACACATACTTTCACTTTGTGGCTTCTATGCCACTTTTCACTTAAATTTCCATACATAGTGAAAACTCCTTTCTGAATTATAAATATAAAAAGAATATTGAGTTAAAATATTTAAGTATTTCGGTTTCTCGGTTTTTCGGTTTTATATTTATTTGAATTAGTTAGTTTTTAGGAAATAGGTTTCTCGGTTTTAAATGTTTTACTCCATATCCTTTGAATAGAACGAGCGTTCAAATTCTTCATCAGATACTATCTGAGTATCTACAATGTTTTTGTTACTGCTTGTATTTATTGCAGTAAGCGTAAATGGATTGTCACTTTCAGAAATTTTCTTTATAATCTCTGCAACATCAATCTTTGTAAGGTCAACACTGACAAAGCAATCTGATAAACTTTGCTGTGATAAACTAAGAAAATTCTTTTTAAGCCAAGCCCTTATCTGAGGGTTAATTTCAAGTTTTTTCTTATGGTATTTCTTGTATATTTCATACAGAATACTCCAAAATTCAGCAACAGCTTTTTCACCCCATATAAAGCTGATTTTATATATCAAAGGAAATAAACCGCTACCGTAAATGATATGCTGAATACTTTTATTCAGGCTATTATTAGCAGGACTTTCACAACGCAAAGCGTGAAAATTACTGCATTCAATTACTTTAAGCAGGTCGTTTGTGAAATCAGTAAAACAGCTGTTAAGAGGGTCATAAAAACGGTATCTGTCACATATTTTGCTTGCAATGAACTGCGATACAGAAACATCATCTGTTATATGTTCCAATTGCTCGGTTATTTGATGAGCATAGTTTCCTCTGTATGAAGCCTCAAATCTAACCCAACTGTCGCACTGCAATGCTTCATCAAGGCGAAAACCGTTGTTGCTAATTTGTTCCGATTTTTTATCATAAACCCTGAGTAGTGACTGTGAATTTTCAGCCCTAGAACCGATATATATTGACTCAGTCATCAAATTTTTTTCAACAGAAGAAATCTTTCTTTTACTGTGTCTGTAGTTACAGTCAAGCACCTGTAAACTTTCGTCCTTTAACCTGCTGTATATGCTATGCGGTGATAAATCATAATTTTTGTAGTCAGCAGTTAAATCTATACGGCTCAGTCTGTATCTGTATAACGGACTTTCAATGTTGCTTAAAAATTTTCCGATATTTATATTCTCACCGTAGAAATCAAAATACCGCTTTTGATATACTGCCCAAGAGTGAGCAGAGAAACGAACTAATATTCCCATATGCACAAAAGTTTCGTGTAACGCTATAGTGAAGTAATATGGAGCGTTCTCAATAGTAAATGCTTGTGAATATGCCTGCGGCTTTTTATCACGCATTTCTACAACTTTACCGAGCAACAGTTCTATGTCTGCCTTATAGATAAATTCCTGTATCATTGAATAAGCTGTGTTCTGCCAGTCTGCACAAATATCATCAACTGGATAGAAGAGAACTAATGAAAATTCATCTACACCGACTTTCAATTCTTTATCCATTCATATAATCACTCCTATAATATCGAACACATATTCGATAAAATTATATTATCCCCTTCATTAAAGTGAGGGGATTGACTTGCCGTCAGGCGGTTCGCACCTTGACGGTGCTACCGCCCACGGCAAAGACTTACCCAGCCTTTTTGGGCGGATTGACAGGCTTAATATCGCTTGCCGAAGCACTTATGCGGTAACCCTGCGGAGTCCAATACAGCGTTAAGACTAAGTCGGTAAATGAAACGAATACTGCTTCATTTTCCTGCAAATCAAGCCTTACATCACCGAGAATTTTCACAGACAATTTTTCGTAGGCACGATGCGGTAAAACTACCTCATATTTATAGCCCAAAATGTGATCTGTCCTCTTTCCGTTGTCATATTCGTATGCAGGTAAAACTGATACCAGCATTAAATCTGTGCCTACTGTTTTGTAGGCGTCAATAACTACATCTTTAATATCCATAGTTATTTCTCCTTTCACATATTTTGTTGAATTAAGTAAATCCTTAGTTCATTTACTATTATAATTAAAGATACTGTTCAATCCAATATACATATGTTAATGTATAGTGATTGAGTGAACATAGTAGATTTCTGTTTTTAATCTTAAAGTAAATTCACTGTTTTCTCATTACTTCATTCATTGATTATATGGTAGCATATCGTTTTACTGTATCCAATATATAAAACGTAATGTATAGTAGTTAAGGCAGTGACTCAGTCATTGTCTATTTTCAGAAGTTTGAGCTTGCAGAAGTTGCAAGAGTTTTCTTTTACTTACCTTTGGAATAATTATTCCTCTTAACGGTTCACCGTCAATAAGTACAATTCCTTTAGCTTGACCGAACAGAATAGTATCTTCTCCCTCAAAATGTTCACCGGCAAATAACCCTTTTCTGCTGTCAACAGTTAATCTGCCTAAACCAACACATATATGAAAATTGTCTGCACTTCCGCTTGAAGCAGGAAATATATTTGCTGAATATCTTTGCATTGATAACCATAAAAAACATTTTTTAGAACGCCCAAGCATAAGAATAGTGCTTAAAATACTGCGTATTGTATCTGCTTTTTCTTTTGTTGACTTCGTCATTGAAAAATGAGCCAACAAACCTGCGATTTCATCAATAAGTAATATTTTTACAGTACCATTACCGCCTTCGGGAGTATCAAGAAAATCTTTATAAAAGTTCGTTATTAGTTGATAGCAGTCCTCAAACTCAGCGAAACAATTGGTAATACCTTTAAACTCGTGACTTGCCTTAAAGTCAGCAATATATATCTGACTTTTAAATTTTCTGGCTTTGTACAGCCAGTACAATACAGCCGTTGATTTACCGCTACCGCTACCGCCCACTACAATATAGTGAGCGGATAAGGGAGCATATATGGGAATTTTTAGACTGTACTGCTGATACATAATCAAATCAAATCCCAACATTATTTTTTCAGTCATTTAAATCGTCCGTTTCCGTATCATCTAAAATATCAGAATTTGTCTTAATAAATGTATTTTGTTCGTGTTGCATATAGAGTTTAAGTGCAGCCTTCTGTTCTTTATTTTTGGCATAACCAATCTGAAGATAAGGCATTTTTAAGTCAGAACGGATATGCCACTCAGATATAATTTCTGTACTAAAACCGTAAACAGCTAAATATTTTCTGAAAACATTACAAAGAATATTCTCAAGAATTATCTTTTCGCTCTCATCTTCATAGTTTACTGTTATGATAATTCTTGGTATTTTACCGTTGTTATCGAAAAACAGCAAGGGTGTGTTAAGTAGTGTATTGCTCAAATTGACGAGTTGCTGAAAGCGTTTCTCACCAATTATTTTATGAATATTATCACCGATTTCCGTAAACACCGTACTGTCATTTTCTATTGTGCAGTTAGCTGAGCCGTTGAAGAAATTATGTAGTTTTGCATTTGCTTCATCATTATCACAGCCTGTCCACAATTTAATTAAATGTATCACTAAATAATAAGCTCCGATTACAATCGCAACCACTACAATCAAAATTAATATTAACGAAATAAAAAACATTTTTATCATACTCCTTTTTATTTGCAGGAAAAAACACCCTGACATAAATTTAGACCGATAATACCGATGTGACAGGCTTATACAGACCAAATTAGTTTGTATAAGCCTGTAAGAAACTTTGCTGTTATTTCCGACACATGGATTGGAAAACTTCACATATAAATATTAACCATATAATGGGGTATCTGCCCACGGCACGGTAATTAAATCAAAAGTATCTTCTTTAAGACGGAATATTAACAACCCAGTATCTAAAGCAGAAATTTTTTCAGGATAAAGATACAGTTTAAGGTACTGCGATAATTGTTCTTCGGGTAAGGAAACTAACTCTCCGTCCTCGTTTAGACCGCAAATAATGAAACTGCCTGCAATAAAATCAATAAATTGATGATTGCGTTTTGTTTTAAAATCTGTCAGTTCATCTTCCTGAAAAATAGCTCTGCTTGGAGTAGCTCTGCACAATTTACCCTCTCCGTTACACAAAATAATAACCCTACCTATTAAAAGCTCCATTGTTTCAAGTTCTTCACAGCCTAATAAATTGCACAAACAACCATAGTCTGTTGATGTTTCAATAATCTCTGCTCTCTCATTTGGTTTACAATAAATCACTTTAATCATAGTTAATTTCTCCTTTTGGATTTTTATTGAATTAAACTAAGCACTCGAGTATCTTAATTTACTTATATTTTATGATAAGGGTTAAATTTCTTCTAGTATGAAAAGCTAAATGTATACTAATTAAAAAAAGCTACCTCACTAATTGAAGTGAGATAGCTATAATCAAAAACTTATTTTTTATCTAAAAAGGTATTTATCAAACCATTAAATGATTTCTCAGGGCATATAAACTTGTACATACATTGTATTTCGATTTTTTTATATTTTCCTTTCACACCTACCAAATTGTCTAAGCAATACTCTATATCAAATATCTTATCGTAATCTGTATGTATGTCTATATCATCACGACGATCATACTCTTTAAATTGGTTATGCAAATATTCTTCTATGATTTCATTACCGCTTTGAATTTTATCCTGAGGTAATTTTTCTGTAAATGTGTACAAATATCCTTTTCCGTTTTTTATAAATGACGGAGAAATAAAA